TCATATACTCAAGAATTAGCCGACGAAATCTGCCAGCGCATTGCAAAAGGTGAAACACTTCGCACCATCATTCTCGATGAGCACATACCTGAACGAGCCACCATTTATCGCTGGCTCGAAGTCAACGAATCCTTCCGTGACCAATACGCTCATGCTCGCCTCCAGCAAGCTGATAACTATTTTGAACAGGTCATCGATGAAGCATTCACAAGCCACGATGCACAGATCGGTAGACTCCGCATGGATGCTCTAAAATGGGTAGCCAGTAAAATGCAACCCAAGAAGTACGGAGACAAACTGGAGATCGAAGCCAAAGGCGACTCAGCTATCTCCATTCAGTTTGCCATCCCAGAGCGTAAACCTGAAGCAATCGAACTTGAATCAGGGAAGCTACCAGCACCGCATGAAAACCACTGAAGAACTAAAGCAAGAGATAATCGAACTGAAGCAACAATTGGAATCAACCACCATTGTAAAGGACAGGCAGAAACTGCAAAAACAGATACTCGACATGACCATCGAGCTTGCAGACCTGCACAGGTCGCACATCAAGCTGAAATGAAGATCGAGTTTGAAATCCGACTCACCATATGTGCCAACGGATGCCCAATCGGGCCAAGGTTGAGTAGAGGGAAACCTATGCCTCCTTATGCGCATACTTATTCCATGACTCCAGAAGGGCTGAAACAGGCGCAAAATGACATGGCAGCAGTTGAGGCGTATGTTGTTGATAATAGTCAACCTACAAAACGAAAATGACAATACCTTCTGATAATGCAGATAATAGGTAATGGAATCCAATAAATAGATTTAACCAATAGATAACAATAACTTATATGTACATCATCACCAGACTCCATAGGGCTAACGAACGATCCTGCATTGAGGAGCGCACCTGTAGCATTGACCCGCTCCACCCACCTACCAGAATCCACTGGGACTTGGTAAAGGCAAAGCAAGAGGCATCCAGACTTGCAGAGAAGCACCCCGGAATGCAGTTCTTGATCTTCCAAGCAACCGATGCCGCGATGTGTCCTGTCGCCCCAGTGCAGTGGCTCAAGCTATGAGCCAACGAGACCAGAAGGAAGAGAACGAGTTGATGTTCACAAGGGAAGTCATCTGCCAGATGATCGAACGAGCATACCTCGATGCGACTGGCAAGACAGATGGGTTCATGCGGAACCATACTGGCAATGTCGCGACGAAGCATCAAGACGATGCGATTCATTTTCTGAAGAGCAAGGGATTTGAGCAGTTATGCGATGCAATCGGGATATCTCACGCGCAAATCCGTAACAAGGCATTCCTGACGCAACGAGAAGGCAGGAAACAAAGACAACTACCATGAGATTTCATATATTAGGATTACCGCATACAGTATCATCTAAAGAGTTTAACGCCTGCGCTTATACGCAAAAGGTGGTCAAGTTTGGCAAGATGATGACGGCAAGAGGGCATGAGGTCATTCACTACGGGCATGAGGATAGCGTTCTGGACTGCACAGAACACGTCACAGTATTAACGAACGATGACTTCAAGAAGAGCTATGGTAGCCATGACTGGAGGAAGACATTCTTCAAGTTCGATACGAATGACCATGCCTACCAGACGTTCTACAAGAATGCTATCGAAGAAGTAGGTAAGAGGAAGCTCAAGCATGACTTCATCCTACCCTTCTGGGGAAGCGGAGTAAGACCGATCTGTGACGCCCATCCAGACCTAATCACAGTTGAGCCGGGAATTGGGTATGCTGGTGGACATTGGGCAAGGTGGAAGGTCTTTGAAAGCTACGCAATCTACCATGCATACTGTGGCTTATCAGCAGTTGGAACCTGCAAGCAGGATAACTACGAGGTTGTGATTCCGAATTACTTCGATGTCGAAGACTTCGTTTTCAACGACAAAAAGGAAGAATACTTCCTGTACCTTGGGCGCGTTTACAACGGCAAAGGCGTTGACATAGCGATTCAGGCGACACAGAAGGCAGGCGTGAAGTTGGTCATTGCAGGTCAGAAGGAAGAAGGCTACCAGTTGCCTGATCACGTCGAGTATGTCGGCTACGCTGACGTGCCAACAAGGAAGCGGCTCATGGCGAATGCCAAGGCATCATTCCTGCCGAGCCAGTACGTCGAGCCATTTGGAGGGGTGCAGATCGAGAACCTGTTGAGCGGTACACCAACGATCACCACCGATTGGGGCAGCTTTGCCGAGAACAACCTGCATGGAGTGACTGGCTATCGTTGCAGGACGATGGGTGATTATGTTGATGCAATCAAGCATATCGACAGGATCAAGCCGCATGACTGCCGAGCGTTTGGCGAGAACTTCACGTTGCAAGCAGTTGCGCCGATGTACGAGAAGTACTTTCAGGACGTGTTGGATGTCTACGAAGGAGCGGGATGGTACGCTGAAGGCAACGGGATTCATGCCATGACGAGATTCTACCCAAGCACAATCTAATGCCATTTTCATCTTCTACATTTGATTCTGTGTTGGCATCGCATTTGATCAGTATTGCGCCTAAAGTAGCTTTGGATGTTGGTGCTGGTGCTGGCAAGTATGGCAGGATGATCAAACAAATTCTGCCTGATGTTTGGATCAAAGGGGTTGAGCCAACGCAAAGTTATATTGAGCAGTATAAGCTACGGGAAATATACGATGGAATCCATGAGATGGATTTGAGGCAGTATTGCAATCAGTATCCGAGAGACAGAAACAATGTTGTGATCTTTGGCGATGTCCTTGAACACTTCTTCAGGTCAGAGGCAATTGATTACATCGATTACTTTTTGTACCGATCAGAATGGGTCATTGTGATTTGGCCTACGATGATGCCACAGGACAATGTGGAGGGGAATTCGTTTGAGATTCACAAGAGCAACTTTGGCATTGGCGACTTGGTTGGGAAGTTCGACGTGCATTACTACGCTAAGAAATTTGGGTGGTTCCATTGGAACGATGCGGAGATGACGCACTGCGAGTACAACTATGCGGTGATGAGGGGTTATGTTACGAAAAGGAATGTGAGTCTATGAAGAGAGTATTATTTTTCACACAGAATCGGTGGGCCTTTGGCTCTATCCATCATGGGCTGGCGAAAGAGTTGTGGAAGCATGGAATCTACGCAAATTTGCTGGACTGGACTGGACAGTATTCAGCGGAGGAATTCAAACTATTCAGGGATTCGTATGACGTGTTCGTGACGATGCCTGATGCGGTGTTGGCATTGCATTACAGGCATGGCGTGGAGTTGGAGCGCATCGTTACAGTGGCGCATGGGCAATGGGATATATTGTTAGCGAAGCAACAAGCTGATCAAGATTTTTACCCGAAGCTGAAAGGGTTTGGAGTGATCAGCAATGTGCTGAAGAGGAAGTGCGAGGAGTGGAAGATATCAAGAGTGCCAGATGTTGTGGAACTGGGAATCCATACGAGCGTGTACAGTGGGGGAATACCTGATAGACTTGAAGTGGTTGGGTATGCTGGCAGTGGAGAGACAAAGAACTGGTATGGGGTCGAGATTAAAAGACCGAAGTTGGTTGAGTTGGCAATTGAAAGAAGCGGATTGGAGTTGAAGAAGCATGAGTTTTACAACCATCTTGCGATGCCAGCGTATTACAGGCGAGTGGGTGCAGTGGTCATGGGGAGCATTGAGGAGGCAGGAGGATTGCCGATGATGGAATGTGCGGCGGCAGGCAGGTTGCCAATTGGAACTCCTGTGGGATACTTTGAGGAGAATGCGAGTGCAGGAGGTGGAGTTCTTGTACCGATGGATGGCGACGAGTTTGTCAATGTTACGTCGATGGTTTTGAAAGATTTTAAAAACGATGCGAGGGCATATCGGTTGAAATGCGAGATGGTGCGTGAGTTTGCTATTAAAAACTACGACTGGTCTGTAAAAATTAATAACTGGATAGATTTGATTTGCAAATAATTATGAGAACTCCGACACCTGATACTGACGAGTGCCAAACGAAATGGAAAGCACTTGGCGTTGGCGAGCAGTTGTTGTTTGCGTACAAGCTGGCAAGATTGCTGGAGCAGCAGAGGGACGAGGCGAGGTATGTTGCGTATGGTCTGTCTGGCGGCAGTGTTGGTAAGAAGATCGAGTCCAACTACCCACTGGCGAAGGTCTGGGGCAACCACTACAGGAGAATGATTTTGACCAAGGCAAAAGCAAAGAAAGAGAAGAAATGAACGCATTGAAGCAATGGATAGAAGATGGATGGCACGATGAAGTTCAAGTGATGAACTATCTTCAGGACAACGGAATCGTGTCTGATAACGCAGTGTATGCATTGGACGTGTGCAGGGAAGATGCTGAGAGGGCATTAACCATTTTAAGGAAATGAACTGTCCTGACTGTCACGGGAAAGGTTATTTTATTGGGGTCGCGCATTTCGATATGAAGGATGGCAAGTCGCACAACAAGTCTGGCAAGATACCCTGCCGTTTATGCGAAGCGACTGGAGCAGTGCCTGACGTGACGCAAGCGTGGATCGACATTGGGAAGCGCATGAGAACAGACAGGCTGAAGCGCAAGGAGGTTCAGCGTGTGGCGGCAAGCAGGATGGGAGTGACTTTGAAGGAGTATAACGACATGGAAGCAGGAAGGATCAGCAATGAGCATATTTGAGAAAGCGAAGAACTTTGTATCGAGTGCTGCTGCGTTTGTTGCGGCGGGGTTGCCATGTGTTGATGAGAGCGAGGTTGCGCGGAGGTTACGCATTTGTGCGGAGTGCGAGATGTTCGATGCTGCTGGCTATGGTGGCATGGGCAAATGCAAGGAGTGCGGATGCAACATGGAGATAAAGACTGTTATGGCTACGGAGGAATGCCCAAAGAAGTTATGGTAAACGACGACCCAGTACAGAGGACGTTAGACATCGCTCGCAAGGTACGGGAGCAAGCGGAGCGGCACGATGTGATGGGAATCATCTATGCTGCTGAATGGTTATTGAAGAACATGGCGAGTGGGGTGAGCGGGAAGATTGTATTGGGCGAGAAGCTGGCGAAGGAAGTAGTGATGAAGTATGTCCAAAGCTTATTGGATGCTGACCAGTTTGAAGCGGCGGCGACTGTGTTGTGGGGCGAGGCAGTTTATGATTGGAGGCCGCACTCGGCACAGGAAACGTGGAGGTGTTTGTTTGAATATGACAAGTTATTGATTCAAGGGGCTGGCGCGATGGGCAAGACGTTCAACGCTGCGGCATGGTTCTTGTTGGATTGGATGCGAGACCCTGAGTACACCTGCGTCAAGGTAGTATCGTTGACAGAGGCACACGCGCAGCGGAACGTCTTTGCTGCCATCAAGACCTTTTACAGAACTGCTTTGGTACGCCCAGAGTTTGAGGGAAGCGAGGACTTGGTGAAGAGTATTCAAGCCAATGACGACGATAAAAACGGAATCCATCTGGTAGCGGTTCCTAAAGGCGATTCAGGCATGGGAACTCTGCGTGGATTCCATCCGAGTCCGAGAGCGAAGCATGACAAGAAGTGGGGCAGGATGAGTAGGACACACGTTGTACTTGACGAGGCCGAGGAGGTTCCTGCTGGCGTTTGGGAAGGCTTGCAGAACATTTTATCTGCTGCGGATACCGAAGGTGCGAAAGGCCGAATCAAAATTTTTGGCGCGAGCAATCCAAAAGATCGTACAAGCGAATTTGGCAAGCGATGCGAGCCAGTGAGAGGCTGGCAGACTGTGGACTGCGAGGAAGATTTCGAGTGGGAGTCTCGCGATGGGTGGCACGTTTTGAGGCTTGACGCAGCGCGATGCGAGAATGTGGTCAAGAGGAAAATCATCTTCCACGGGTTCCAGACCTTTCAGGGGTATCAAGCCTACGAAGCAAGAGGAAGGACGGCAGAATACTACACGATGGCAAGGGGATGGTTTCCGCAGGATGGAATTGCAATGGGGATTATTACCCCTTCCATGATGGACAATGCGATGGGAAACGTACGTTTTATTGGCCCAGTGGTTCCGTTGGCGGCATTTGACTTGGCATTGGAAGGGAAGGATCAGGTTGTATGCTCGCATGGTCGATTTGGATTGAGCGATGGATGGACTCCAAGGAGCGGAGCGTTCATTCCTTGGAAGAGTCCGAGGGTGGTGCTGCAATTGGATTCCCAGATTGATTTTCCGAAGAAAGCGACTCTGGAGCAAACGAAGCAGATCATGGATTTTTGCAAACAAATGAAAATCGCACCGAACTGGCTGTGCGTTGATCGCACTGGCAATGGCGCAGGAATTTCTGACGCATTGTGCAGCTTGTTTGGCAAAGAGGTGCTTGGCGTTAACTACTCATGGGCGGCAAGCGAGACGAGCATTCTGGGCGAGGACACGCAGAGGGCAAACGAGGTTTATTCAGGAGTTGTTACTGAGTTAATTTTTGGATTGGCAAGATTTTTGGAGTTTGAATACTTGAAGATATCCCCATCATTTGCTAACGAAGATTTAGTTAGGCAGGCAATTGCAAGAAGATATAAGCAAGCAGGACAAGGACTTGTAAGGGTTGAAAGTAAAGGAGACTTCGTTAAAAGAACAAGGCAGAACTCTCCTGACCAACTTGATTCTTTGAGTTTGCTGGTGTATTTGTTGCGGCAGAGGGAGGGATTGGTTGCGACGATGACTGAACCAAAGAAAGAAAACTCATTTGAAAAACCGATGCAGAGTTTTGAAAACATGGGATATGTTGATTTTTCGGAGTAAAAATTAAAATTTGAGTTAAAAATCGCTTGATAATTTTAATATTGGAGTTAAAAACAAGAATTATGCGTTAATAATGGCAACACCAATTCATGGATTCAGGCCGCCCGGCGGGTGGCACTACAAGGATGGCGAGGTACTTCTTGAGGCTAATACGCTCAACGAGTTGTATAGTGTCGTCGAGTCATATCGGGCTGAGAATTATCTACCCATTGGCGATGTTCAAGGCGACATCAATGCATTCCTGTGTGGCAGTTATCCAACCTACTGTCACGGGGTTGACATGGTTGTAGTTACGAGTGTTACCCCGCCAAATCGCGAGTCAGAATTACTTGGCGATATTACAACTTGGGCGAAGAACATTTTAAATTCCAACAAGCAAGTAATCCTTGTCAGTTCAGAATTGGCCGAGGCAAGAGCAAGAACGTGTCTGGACTGCCCTAAAAACATTAATTGGAGGGCAGGTTGCGGTGCTTGCATTACAGCAACTGACAGGATTTCCACCAGCATTCGCAAAGCGAGGGACACTGATTCAACTCCTCGACTTGGTGGTTGTGCGGTTATGCGGCATGACAACAGGAGCGCAGTATTTTTCGACAAAGAACACTTTGAACCCAGCAACGATCT